TTACCCAGTTTTTACCCCAACAACGACCCAGTCTTTCCCTCGATCGTCGTTATATTTATCTGTCATTTTTCTGGTCTTGTGCCCCAGTAGTTTCTGAGTATCCAGACCCTGTTCACGATACAGTCGCTCCGATAAAGAACGCTGTTCATGGAAAGTTGGGGGCGTACCGTTTTTCCACTCCAGTCCGCTTTTGTCTCTGGCTTTTTTAAAAGTGGATGTCAGGCAGTTGCTCGACACTCGATCACCTCTATTGGCCTGGGATGTGGTGTGCCTGAAATGAACAAGATATTTACTGACAACCGCATCCCGACATTTTGAAATAACATCTCTGAGAGTGAGGCCCAGCACCTCGCATTTAAGATCTAATGGAATAGCCAGACGAGAACCTGTTTTTTCCTGCTCGATATGGAGCATGTCATCCCATACATCGGTGAACTTCATATTGCATATATCACCAAGACGCTGACCAGTGATTAGTGCTAATAACATGCCACACTGAAGATAAGGTTGCTGCTGTCCCGCCGTCTTATAAATAACGCTCCATTCTTCAAAGGAAAGACGCTGCCTTGTTATTCTATTTCTCGGTTGCTTAGTGGCTTGCGCCGGATTGTATCCGGGGGCAACGTGTCCAGCATGTTGCGCCTCTTTAAAAACATCGATGAGCACCATTCTGACTACCTGAGCCATGCGATTGTGGCCTTCGGCTTTAATGGTATCCGTTATTTCTGCAATATCGAGGGCTGAAATATCCTTTAGATGTTGCAGGCCACAGTGTTCTCTGAATAAACGAACAGGCTTACCTTTTTGAAGAAAGGAGTTTGGTTTAAGCTCGTTATTTTTAAGCCTTTCCTCCTGAATGCCTATGTATTTATCGAGCCACTCAGTAACAGTAATCTCAGTGCGCCTGCCTTTCATCCGTGCCAGGCGATCATTCACGCTCAGGATCTGCCTAGTTCGCTGTTCTGCTATGATTATGTTAGCTTCTGTGGCGACTTGTTTAGCCTCGGATTCATCGGTTCCAAGGCTGTGAAAACGACCTGAAATAGGATGTTTATATTGCCAATATACCTTACCGGTGCGCTTATCCAACTTGCAGTACAGGTTAGGGATTGGTATTTTGTGAGTGCGTGGTCTAGCAGCCATCAGCAATTATCCGTTGTAATCTTGGGCTGGCCGAAGTCGGAATTTTCGGTTCTGCAAGCATCCCTACAAATCGAGCATTACGATCAACCATCCAGCAGCGACCAACCTTAATTGCTGGAGGAGCCATCATTTTTCCCTTTGCATATTTTTTCAATATGCGTTCACTTGGTGCTTGCTCTCCAAATTCCTCTTTTGCCCAGTCAAGTAAGGGGATCATTCGCGACATTATTTTCTCCATACAACCCGGCTGCACCCGGGCTTACAAAATTATAATTTACTGTTGGCTGGCATAGGTGGGACAGCATAGAGCGGTCCTGGCGCAACATCGTGACGACGCCATCGGATATCGCAGGTTCTTTCTTCACCTTCTTTGTGCCAGGCAACGACATCTGCCACTGGCTTGGCGTTCCTACCTGCCAACACCTCATCTACCACCTTCAACATATCAGCGAGAATGTAAGCTCTGTTCCCTCCGTTTGAGTACTGGGTATCATGCTGCAGGTGTTCACGTATCTGGTGCAGGCGATCGAGTGACACAGGATCGTTCGCCGGGTGGTTGTTAGTTGCCATGAGTTAGTCCTTCACAAAAATAATCCAGTGGGTTTTGTCGTTCTTCCCGGTACGCTGTCCAATTGCAGGTTTCACATCTGTAAGCGCCAGAATCTGGCTAACCGGGATCTGCGTCTCGTTCCATTTGAATATGAGCACGCCATGTGGCCGCAGTACGCGAAAAGCCTCTTTGAAACCGGCGCGTAAGTCAGAGCGCCACGTTTTTTTGTTCAGTCGCCCGTACTTTTTACCCATCCAGGCAGACTGGCCAACGCGCTCGAGGTGCGGTGGGTCAAACACCACAACTGGAAAAGAAGAATCAGCGAACGGCAGTGAACGAAAGTCTGAAATCAGGTCGGGACTGATAACCAGGCGCCGACCGTCGCACAGCTCGTGCTCTTCGGCGCGAATATCAGTGAAAACGGCGCGGGTGTCCTGCTTGTTGAACCAGAACATGCGGGAGCCGCAGCACATATCGAGAATGGAGTGCTCAACCATTCCAGACCTCCAGCTCGTTCTGGATTTCCTCGTCGATCTCGTCATTGGTGGCGTCTTCGTTCAGATAGTCGCGCGCCTCTTTGAGATACTGTTCACGGCGTTCGTGGTACCAGGCAGAGAACTCCGGCGACCATCCTCGATTAGCCCCCTGAAAATCTACCATCGCATTATCCTCAGCCATACGTTCGACCATGCAATCAGCGGTGGTCAGGGCGCATTCCCGGATGTAACTGCGAAGGTGGTGCTTACGCCAGTACGGACTATATTTTGAATCGCAGAAGCTTTTAAATTCGACAGTCCAGCGACGGATGCAACGTGCGTTCAGTGATTTACTCATTGTGTTGCTCCCTGTCTGGCTCTATTCAATAACTGGTTAAACATCATGGTTAGGCTGTTATTGCACCCAAACGGCATATCGTTAACACGGTATGTTGGAATGCCCTTACGAATACCAGACTTCACGATCTTGCCAGTGGTAAATAGTTGCGATAATGAACCAGCGATCAAAGCTGTCTTTTTGTTTAAACCCTTAGCTATTTCAGCGCTGGTGGCGTTGGGGTGAGCCTGGAGATATTCAAATACGGTCATGGCGTTTTACCTTTACGTTCCTGTTCCAGTTGCACCAGAGACTCTTTTAATGCTGCGAACGTAGCGTCAAGTCTGGTGGCGACTTCGCGCATAAGCGGTGCATGCTTTGGTGGCAGTTCAGCAACGGAGGCAAAAGCCTCCGCAACGAGTTCTTTTACCTTCATGCGGCGCATTGGCGCAGCTCCACCAGTTCATTAAAGCGATTCATGAACAGGCCATAGGCTTGACCAGGACGGAGAGGAATAACCTGAACGAGATCAGAGCAGGGAATACCTTCGAGAATTTCCCACTTCGAACCGTCATCGATTTCCAGATCACGGCGCTCGGTAGCTAACATGGTTAGATCGGCATATTTCACGACGGCAGCTTGCTCAAGCTGGATACCGAATTTAAAGCGGATAAGACCATCAATATAAGTTTCCATGCGCTGGTAGTCAGGCAGTAAGGCTTTGAGCGGGGCCGGAATATCCTGGCAGTATGCCTCCGCAGCGTCGTGCATCAGCGCTTCAAAGGCGAACTCTGGCGGCACAATCTGGCTTACAAGCACAGAGTGCTGGGCCACACTGTAGAACTCTGGCAGATGCCCAGCGAATCGACAGATGTTGGAAAGAGCAGTCGCGATATCCTCAACATCGATATCGTCGATTGTGGTGGTCAGGTAGTTAAATTTTTTACCGGATAATGTCTGAATGTAGCTCATGGTTTTCTCCATATTGGCGCGCTGCACCGCGCAGATTTTGGTTGCACGAATCCCTCGCCGGGTGGCGATAATTAATGGAATTACGCTTCAATAAATCCCCGCGGCGCCGGGGATTTAATGCAGAGCAATTAGGCTTTAAAGTTACCGATGAAAGTTTCCACTGATTCACCTTCGAACTTGCTGATCAGCAAATCGCGGAATTCGTTGGCGATCTCTTCTTCCTGGGCTTCAAGTTGGACGATGCGCAGAACAAAGCAGGGTTCATCGCTGGTCAGCAGGCTGTTACGCAAGTTAAAGCGGCGTTCGCCCAGACCTTCATACGGCACACATTTGAACTCGAACGCCACAGGCATTACGTCTTTGCTGCTTGCTTCAACGCTTTGCATCAGCGATTTTTTACCAGCGAAATCACCAGTTTCATGGTCCTGCTGTGTTGCTTGCTGAATAGTGATACGACGCACAGCCTGAGCCGCCTGGGAAATCTGCATCGTATTGCCATCAGCATCAAACGCCAGCAGGTAATCGCTCCAGTCTTCCAGCCATTCAGCAATTTGCTTTTGCTTCAGACGTTGACCATCGATCTGCAGTAACGCGCGGAACGGGGCGGTTTTCTTCAGGGTGATTGAAGCAACGTTATCGGCGTGACCGGGATTATCCAGGGTGCCGATGTTGAACACTGAACGGGCGGTCATGTTGTCAGCGTCAATGAAGCAACGAGCTGGCTCACTGTCGCTGGCATAGCCTTTAGAATAACGTGCGAAGTCGTCAATACTGGTTGTGGTCATTGCACCACGAAAGCGGAAACGCTCCAGAGAAAAGCGCTCGAGGCTTTCAATGCCAGTACCCTCTGGCAGTAATGCCGTCGGGCAAGCCAGGCCATGAATATCATTCAGGTGATAACCGGAAAGAACCAGGTCTTTGACCTGCTTGAAGGTACCGCTGTCTAACTGAGACATAAAAATTCCTTAAAGATAGATGTAGAAAAACTGAAACTATGGGCTATCAAGCACGGCTTATTTCGCCGCGCGTAACTTTCCGTCCGGATCCCCGCCGAGGGTAAACAAGTTGCCCTGGTCTTCCTGTAGGATGGTGAGCTTCCCGCCTTTGTTAACCCACATAGGGGTTTCGGTTGTGTCCTCTTCGGAGGCTTTACCACGCGGTGTCGGGGTGCTGTAGTTCAGCTTGTGCTTGATCTTCACGCGCTTCTCTTCAACGGAATTACCCATACGCTCAAAATCAAATGTGAGGACTACTTTGCCTTTGTTGCCGTTGTTCAGAACTCCAAGCGCGGTGGTATTAAGTGCTGCCGCGATTTTGTTCATGAACACGCCGGCATCCAGTTCGCCAAGAAAATCTGGCACTACGGTCATGCGGTCATTACTCATGGTTTTACCCTCGTTAAGGCGGCTGCAACCGCCGAACTTTCTCCATACACAACAGAGAAGGGCACCTGCATTGGTCGGCGGCTTGCAGAGACCGCTTTCTTTTTGCCCGGGTGGATTGGGTTATGAGCCCGTCGCCCGGTGATGCCCTTTTCTGTTGTGCCCTGAAAAAGGCTGGCGGTTACCGGACAATTGGGAAAACACCGGGCCGCCAGAACAGGGAAGTACTTGTTATTGCTTTGGCCTGCTTTTAACCACATCAGGCGCGGTGGTAGGTATCTTCGGGCGGGGCGCTGGCGACCAACCAGCTACAACCCCTACGGTATTTACACTCCACGCCGTGGGTTAACGGCTCCGTATCGTGGCTGAGTTTCTGTTGCTGGTGGTCAAGCCAGCTTCGCAACCCCTCCCGAAGACACCTGTCAGCGAATCATCCGGTTATTCATACGCCACCGGCGGCTACTTCGTGGGCGTCCTGCCTGTTCGCTGCTGATGAATGGAATCTAACTTAACTTAGCTTTTAGATCAAGAAAAAACACCAAACTATTCTTAGTTTGATGTTAAGAGGAAGGTTAGAGGTGGGTTAAAGCTCGTACTGAACGCCTTTGACAACTCCAATGATCAGGCAATTACCGTTTATTGAAATGTTTGGATAGCGTGGATTTAAGGGAACTAAGAACTTTTGAGGACCATCGATGACGAGTTTTTTTACAGTAGCCTCGTTTGTACCATCAAGTCTGGCTACGACTATCTTTCCATTAAGTGGCTCTGCATCAGGGTCCACTATGACTGTTGCCCCTTCAGGGATTGTCGGAAGACCATTAGGGTTTGTCATCGAATCACCTTTGACCTCCAATGCAAAGGAGCTATCACCTATCCTGAGTGATGTTTCTACCCACTTATCTACTTCACTGAAAACTTCTGCTGCTTTACATTCTGTAAACTGTCCAGCCTGAACCCAAGATATCACCGGAATCCTTCGCATCTTGGTTATCAGATTTCCTTCGAATTCAGTGCCATAGAGTATGTAATCAATTGATGTGTTGAAATACTTTGCAAGTTTCGAAAGTGACTCACCGCCTGGCACATTAATGTCTTTTTCCCAATACCCAACCGCCACATCGCTAACACCACAGAACTTACCCAGTTCTTTCTGCGAAGTTTTGGTTACGCGCCTGAGAGCTTTGATGCGCTGACCGACAGTTTCCATTTGAACACCATAAAAAATTAAAAGGCTAAGCAATCTTAGTTTTTATTGACCAAAGTTAGATTGGTTATTAATATCTAATCAAACTTAGCTAAGGGGGCATTATGACAACCGATGACATTGAAAACTACTTCGGCAGTACTGAGAAAGTTGCCGAATTTTTTGGAATCACAAGCGAGGCCGTTTACCAGTGGCGTAATAGAACTGGTCGCCTAATCCCGAAAGGACGTGCAGCAGAAGCAGCCTATCGGACTGGGGGAAAATTGGTTTTCCATCCAGACCTTTACGAAAAGCGTAGCGAAGCTTCAGTAAAACTCAAACCACAGGAAAAAGGAGTAAACCGTGGGTAAAGAACCTATTTGGAAAGTCGAACGTCAGCCTTCCTGGCTGGTGGTAGCGATTAAAAAAACAATTACCGATCTGCCTGGTGGATATGCTGAGGCGGCGGAATGGTTGGGGGTGACAGAGAACGCATTGTTTAACCGTCTTCGTGTTGACGGCGACCAGATCTTCCCACTGGGCTGGGCAATGGTTTTACAACGTGCTGGTGGCTCAACTCATATAGCTGATGCCGTTGCGCGCCATTCTCAGGGCGTATTTGTACCGCTGGCAGATGTTGAAGATTTGGATAACGCCGATATCAACCAGCGCCTGATGGAGTCCATCGAATGGATAGGCCGTCATTCTAATTTTGTACGTAAAGCAACGGCTGATGGGGTGATTGACGCAGATGAGCGCGCTCAGATTGAGGAAAACAGCTATCAGGTTATCGCGAAGTTCCAGGAGCACGTAACGCTTCTTTATCGAGTTTTTTGTGTCGCTGAAAAGAGTGACGCCCGCGAGTGTGCAGCTCCGGGCGCCTTGGCGAACAACTCTTCGAGTATGGAGAAATAATCCGCATGAGCAGTTTAACGGCTTTTAACCGTCTACCGCAACTCAGGATGATCCCGGTTTCGGGTACTCCATTGTTTCGGTATGAACGCAGATTATCAAACCGCTGGGTTCCGTGTAACCACAGTAGGGCGGTTTCAATTGTGGGGGTCTACAACCGGAGGGCAAAACGCCTGTGCGCGAACTTAACCGAAGGTTCAAAGACCACCGTGGAGTGCCAGTCCGTGTTATCCGCTGGGAGCCAGAAACACAGCGCGTTATCTATCTGCGTGATGGCTACCCGCACGAATGCTTCAGCCCACTTGAGCATTTCAGGCAAAAGTTCAGGGAGATAACGGACGATCATGAGCACTAAATTAACCGGCTACGTATGGGATGGTTGCGCGGCGTCGGGCATGAAGTTGTCTAGTGTCGCGATCATGGCTCGACTCGCTGATTTCAGCAGTGATGAGGGCGTATGCTGGCCGTCAATTGAAACTATTGCTCGCCAGCTTGGCGCAGGCCCGAGCACTATCAGAACGGCAATCGCAAAGCTTGAAAAAGATGGCTGGCTCACGCGTACACAGCGCCGTAATGGTAACCGTAATGCTTCGAACGTGTACCGCCTGAATGTGGCGAAACTTCAGGCTGCCGCATTTTCTCAACTGTCAGATTCTGACACATCAAAATCTGACGCATCAAAATTTGACACCTCAAAAACTGACCCGTCGAAATCCGGCAAAAACGGCGGTTTTGACCCGTCAGAATCTGGCGGGGATCCGTCAGTAAAATCAAAACAAGATCCGCAAGTAACTTCAAAACCCTCTTGTCCGGTTGCGGCGCAACCCGACCCTGAGGTTGTGATTACTGATCAGGCCAGACAGGTTTTGTCTTACCTGAACCAGACAACTGGTTCACGCTACCAGGTATGCAGCACGTCGCTGGAGAACATTCGTGCCCGTCTGCGGGAACGGTTCACTGTTGGTGATCTGTGCCTTGTGGTGGATTACAAAAACGCTGATTGGCGTGATAGCGAGCAGGCTCAATATCTCCGCCCGGCAACTCTGTTTATTCCAAAAAACTTCCCTGGTTACCTGCAAAGCGCGACCAAATGGTCTGCCGCTGGGCGACCTGAGCGCGTTAACGGTAAATGGGCGGCTAACTCAGCCAGCCGCGCAAGCTTCCAAAATGTTGACTACTCACTTCCAGAAAATTCGGGGTTCCGCTCATGATGCCAAATAAATATTGCCAGGCGCTGGCAGAACTGCGCAGTAAACCAGCTCACGAATTGAAAGAAGTTGGCGATCAGTGGCGAACACCGGATCTGCTGTTTTGGGGGATCAACGCGCTATTTGGTCCATTAGTTCTGGACTTGTTTGCTGACGACGACAACGCGAAATGCCCGGCATGGTACACCGCCGAAGATAACGCGCTGACGCAGGACTGGTCTGAACGTCTGGCAGAACTGGGTGGCGCTGGCTATGGCAACCCACCGTATAGCCGTTCGCAGTACCACGAGAAACACGCGATCACTGGTATGACGCACATCATGAAATACGCAGCAGCCCAGCGCGAGAAGGGCGGTCGCTATGTATTCCTGATAAAAGCCGCGCCGAGTGAAACGTGGTGGCCGGAAGATGCCGATCACATTGTATTGATTCGTGGGCGCATTGGGTTCGATCTGCCTGTGTGGTTTGTACCAACTGACGAAAAACAGAAACCCACCAGCGCGTTTTTTGCCGGTGCCATAGCTGTATTCGATAAGTCATGGCGTGGTGAGCGGTTCAGCTATATCAACCGAACAGAACTGGAGGCAAAAGGTCGGGCATTTATGGCGCTGGCTCAATTCGCTGTTGGCAAAGAGCCGACAATTGTAATGCGGGCACCCCAGGAGCCAGTCATACCATCGGAAACTGAGTCACGTATCTGGCCTCTCGAGGTTGGTCTGGTGTTTAACCAGGTGGAAGGCGTTGACGTATTGAGTGAGGCTCAGCAGAACAAGCTGAAAGCCAACATCAATCAACTCTGGCTGGAACGAACGGCCACCAGCGAAATTATCACAATTGCGCGTGGTCTTGTTGGCAGCATGCAGGGGGTAACCCATGCGTGAGATTATCGTTGATAACTTTGCTGGTGGCGGTGGCGCATCAACGGGTATTGAACTGGCGATCGGGCGCAGCGTGGATATTGCGATCAACCACGACGAAAACGCCATTGCGATGCACAAGACGAACCACCCGGACACACTGCATTATTGTGAATCCGTTTTTGACGTGGATCCGGTAGCTGCCACCGGCGGTAATCCTGTCGGCCTGGCATGGTTTAGCCCGGACTGCCGACACTTCTCGAAGGCAAAAGGCGCAAAGCCTGTGAAAAAAGAGATACGCGGTCTTGCCTGGATTGTTCTGCGTTGGGCACTGGCGAAGCGACCGCGTGTGATGATGCTGGAGAACGTGGAAGAGTTCAAAACGTGGGGACCGCTATTACCAGCTGAGCCACAAAATCCCAATCTGGTGGGGGATGATTTGGCTGCATTTGTTGGCCCTGTTATACCGCCTTATGATGCGCAGCGTCCGGATCCGGCACGAGCTGGCGAAACATTCAATGCATTTGTCGGCATGCTGTCCACTGGCATTCCTGCTGATCACCCGGCACTGTCAGAGGTTTGTGAGTTTCTGTCTATTGAAAGAGCTAGCGAGCAGGCGCAACAGCTGGTGGATGGGCTTGGATATGATGTCGATTATCGCGAACTACGCGCGTGTGATTACGGCGCGCCGACGATCCGCAAACGCTTCTTTATGGTTATGCGCTGCGATGGTTGCCCAATCCAGTGGCCTGTTGTCACCCATGGGGATCCTAAGTCTCTGGAGGTGCAGAGCGGCAGGCTGATGCCATGGCGTACCGCTGCGGAATGTATTGACTGGAATGTTCCGGCTCTGTCCATCTTCGACCGCAAAAAACCGCTGGCGGAGAACACTCTGAAGCGGATCGCACGAGGCATACAGCGCTTTGTTATCGAAAGTGCGTCGCCGTTTATCGTGAAGTGCAACCACACGAGCTCAAAAAATGCGTATGACGCTTTTCGCGGGCAGTCACTGAATGAGCCATTACAGACCATTACTAAAAAACTCGGCTACGCGTTAGCCGTTCCACACCTGACAAAATTCCGCACTGGCGCAACCGGGCAGCCCGTTACCGAACCTGTCCCGACGGTAACCGCTGGCACATCAAAACGTCCAGGTGGGAATGGACATGCACTCGGGATTGTTGAGGCTGCACTGACACCATTCTTGGCGGGTAATGGTGGTAGTGAATACCAGGCTAAACCGCGCCCGCTGGATAAACCTGCTCATACCATTCTGAAGCAATCCCGCGCCTGTCTTGTTGCGCCAGTGATAGCCCGCCAGTTTGGGGCGAGCGTCGGCCACAGGGCAGACGAACCGAGCGCAACCATCACCGCTGGCGGTGGCGGTAAATCTCAACTGATAACGCCTACGCTGATCCAGATGGGTTATGGCGAACGACCTGGACAAGAACCGCGTGTGCTGCGGCTGGATAACCCGCTGGGGACCGTTACTGCAGGTGGAAATAAATTCGCGACGGTGAGCGCGTTCCTGGCTAAACACTACGGCGGTAATTATACGGGGCCGGGTGTCAGTATGGATGAACCCGCGCACTCAGTGACCACCGTCGACCATCATGCAGTAGTTGCCTCTCATCTGGTGAAACTGCGTGGAACATGCCGCGACGGGCAACGCCTTGATGTGCCCATGCCAACAATCACCGCTGGTGGCCAACACGTGGGTGAGGTACGCACATTTCTCGAGACGTATTGTGGGGAAAGTGACGATGAATGGCTGGTAACGATCGATGGGGTTAAATACCAGATCGTTGATATCGGAATGCGCATGTTGCAGCCGCATGAACTCTACAAAGCGCAGGGCTTCCCGGATGGATACGTTATTGATCAGGACTACCGTGGAAATCGCTATGCAAAAGATAAGCAGGTAGCCCGCTGCGGTAATGCGGTACCACCACCATTCGCCCGGGCGCTGGTGGAGTCAAATCTTCCGGAACTGTGTGCCGTGCAACAGCAGGAGGTGGCATGAAACTTGTGCTCCCGTTCCCTCCGAGCGTGAACACCTACTGGCGCGCCCCTAACAAGGGGCCGCTGGCCGGTCGTCACCTCATTAGCGCTGATGGCCGTAAATACCAGAGCGCTGCCTGCGTGGCGATCATTGAGCAATTACGACGTCTCCCGAAGCCATCGACTGAACTTGCAGCGGTAGAAATCACTCTGTACCCGCCGGATGCGCGCCGCCGGGATATCGATAATTACAACAAAGCCCTGTTTGACGCGCTGACGCATGCGGGTGTCTGGGAAGACGACAGCCAGATTAAGCGCATGCTGGTGGAATGGGGACCCGTTGTGCCGAAAGGTCGGGTAGAGATAACGATCAGCAGATATGAACCGGCGGGTGCAGCCGCCTGATATGGAGAAAAGTATGAGCCAGTTAGCAACAACAGCATTAACCATGTCCAGCAGCGATATTGCTGAGCTGGTGGAATCACGACATGACCATGTTAAACGGTCCATTGAACGCCTGGCAGAGCGCGGTGTTATTGAACTCCCCCCAATGGGGGAAGTTAAAAATCACCTCAATCAGTCGGTATCGGTTTATCTGATAGGGAAGCGGGACAGTTATATCGTTGTCGCGCAGCTGTCGCCGGAGTTTACCGCACGTCTGGTTGATCGCTGGCAGGAGCTTGAGCAGGCACAGCAGCAGACGATTCCTCAATCATTCTCTGAAGCCCTACGTCTTGCAGCTGACCTTGCAGAACAAAAACAGCAGTTGACTAACGAACTGGCTGCCGCGGCGCCGAAGGTAGCGTTTGTTGATCGGTACTGTACAGCCAGTGGGTCAATGTCATTCCGTCAGGTGGCAAAACTGCTTAAGGCCAAAGAGCCAGATCTGCGGTTATTCCTCCTTGAGAACGACATCATGTATCGCCTTGGCGGAACGATGACCCCACGGCATCAGCATATTGATGCGGGCCGTTTTGAAGTGAAAACCGGTACATCCGTAACCTCAAATCATGCATTCAGCCAGGCACGATTCACGGCGAAAGGCGTGCGCTGGATTGGTGGACTGTGGGCAGAACACATTGCCAGGGGGCAGGTCGCGTGAGAGCTCTGCTTACCCCCGAGATCGCCCATCGTATGGGGATTGTGCTGTTCCGTCCCGGTGCGGAACTGATGCACCTCTTCATGCGTGGTCGCGTTCTGCTCGAGCCTGAACCAGAAGAAATGGCGTCATTCAGTACCGGGGCTGTTCCGGCAGCCATTCAGCCGCTGGCTGATGATCCGGTAATGCGTCAGGTCTTCGAGAATGAGAGGGTTATTCAGCGTGCCGGTGGGATTCCTTCCCTTGAGCAATGGTTGAGTAATCGGTTTGAATGCCAGTGGCCACATTCAACGTGGCACGACAAGAACTTCACAACAATGCGGCACTCACCAGGAAGCATTCGCCTGTGCTGGCATTGCGATCACACTTTGTCGGGGCAGCATACCGAACAGCTTGCAGGTATAGCGGCCGGAAACCTGGTATCCTGGATTCTGGAAGTCATTCGGCGTGATTCTGGTTTTCCCGAGTCGCATATCCTGACGCTTCCGGAACTGTGCTGGTGGATGGTCAGAAACGACCTGGCTGATGTTATTCCGGAAAGCGTTGCGCACAAAGGGCTGCGCCTTCCGGATGAGAAGATCCGTTCTGTCATGAGGGAAAGCGACATAGTGCCTTCCTCGTCAGCAACCAGACTCGTGCAGGAGAAGGCGAAGAAGATCCTCACGCTCTCTGTTGATCCGGAGTCGCCAGAGTCTTTTATGCTCAGGCCAAAACGTCGCCGCTGGATAAATGAGACGTACACCCGCTGGGTTAAAACACAGCCCTGCGTATGTTGCAACAAACCTGCAGACGACCCCCACCACCTTATTGGCCACGGGCAGGGGGGAATGAGTACAAAAGCACACGACTTGTTTGTGATACCGCTGTGCAGAGCACATCACAACGAGTTGCATGCTGACCCCGTGGCATTTGAAGCGAAATACGATGACCAATTGGTGTTGGTTTTTCGAGTTATAGATCGAGCGCTGGCAATTGGCGTGCTGGCATAAATGGAGAAAGCTTAATGATTAATCCTTCTGAAGTTGGCAAAGCTGGTGAAATGGTGCGCCTTCGTACTCTGGAAAGCATCTGGATACAGGGTAAGCTGCGTATGTGGGGCCGCTGGTCTTATATCGGCGGTGGTAGTGGTGGGAACATGTTTAACCAGTTACTGGCATCCGGAAAAATCACCAAAAAGGCAATCAACGAAGCGCTACGCCGTATGAAGAAAGCGGGTATCAGCAAACCCGAACTGGAAGCATTCTTCAGAGAGATTCTTGAAGGGAAGAATAAAAGCGGCCTGGCGTTTTGCACTGATGAGGAAGCAATGGTAGTCAACTCAGTCCTCAGTGAGATTTTAATCCGTTCGGGAAATAAGCGTTTATATGACTTGATAGAGGATCGGTATATCAAACGTCTCAGCAAAAAGGCTATGGCCAGAGACCTGAACGAGAAACATCCTGAATGGTGTTTGCGTACTTGTGAGAGCCGGATCGATGTTTGGCTAAATTTTGCAGAATCGATACTTTACGTGCCGATGTGTGACGCGTTCGGCACAAATGGCGACAGATTTTACTTGAATGCTTGCGCGTAAAGTGCTTAAATTGTGATAAGCTCGGGACGTTAAAGCGAACTGAGCAACAAACAAATGAAACCCGCCTACAGTGCGGGTTTTTGCATTTAAATATTCAATTCTGAAAAGTGCTGACCAGATATTGCCCCGGTCACCTGATGATTTTATCTTTTGACTCGTGGTGAATCCCCCTAAGCGGTGGGGCGTCCGGTAAGGTCAAGATCCCTTTGACGAATGATGCAACGCGAGACCTTTGGTCCGGGATGGTCTCACCGGGAGGCACCCGGCACCACGACGCGTTTATCCTTGACGATATTGTTATTTTTCATGCCTGTTCGTCCGAGCAGGCTTTTTTTTGGCTGCGCATATGCGTGGCCTTTTTCGTATTCAGGGCTCGCTGACGGACGGCTCATAACCCAATCCGCCAGGCGCTTGCGCAGAGCCCGCCCACAACATCAGGCTCACGGGAATCACTTACTACATGCTTTGTTGATAAATCCAGCCCGTGAAGCCTGACCCTTTCATCACACACAGCGCCATCCGAAAAATCGGAGGTGAGAGACCATGAAAATGCACAACGACCCTCACTCCTGGACGGAGTTAATAGAGTTACTTCATAGCTGGTGGCGCGGTGATACGCCAATGGGCGCAGTTCTTTTATCGGTAGCGATGGCAGTACTGCGGATTGCGTATGGCGGCGGCGGCTGGAAAAAGATGGTGTTGGAAGGTTTGATGTGTGGCGCCATGACGCTGACGGCTGTTTCCGCACTCGAGTATTTCAGCCTTCCGCAGTCTCTTTCCATCGCTATAGGTGGCGCGCTGGGTTTCGTTGGCGTTGAACAGGTACGAACTGTGGCAACGCGAGTATTTAACGTCAGGTTCGGAGGAAGCGATGCCAAATGATCCACGGTGGCTTACTGAGGCAAGAAAATATATTGGGCAACTGGAAATAAAAGGGCCGCGTCATAACCCGTTAATTCTCCAGTTCTGGAAAGACATTAAGCGTGGAGGGATTAAGGATGATGAAACACCGTGGTGTGCAGCCTATGTCGGATCCATGCTTGAAAGAGTCGGAATTAAATCAACCCGGTTCGAGTCTGCTAAATCTTACCTGTCCTGGGGCGTCGAACTTCAGGAGCCTGCTTACGGCTGCATTGTTGTATTCACACGAGACGGCGGCGGCCATGTCGGATTTGTGGTCGGACAGCAGCAAAATGGTGACCTGATGGTACTGGGCGGTAATCAGTCAGATGCCATCAATATCAGAGTCTTCTCGCGCTCTCGAGTCAGTGGATATCGCTGGCCGGTCAATGAGCCGAAGGATGCGCGCCTGCTCCCGATCATGACGGGATCGCGTTCTGTGAGCGAAGCATGACGGCCTTTACTACAGCCTTTGAGCTGATGAAAGCGCACTGGCGTTGGTGGCTGACTATCGGTGCGATGGTTATCTTCTCCTGGCTCTGGAATGAAAACACCCGCATCAACAGCAGCCTTAACACGTTGCAGGCTGAAAACAACAGTAACCGCGCTGTAATGGATAACGTACTGAAAACCGTTGCCATCACCAATATGATTCTGGGAGCTAACCAGCATGCAAAGAACCAGATCGCACTGGAGTCACAGGGAGCCCAGGCAGATATCAAAGTGGCTGTTGCGAATGATGACTGCGCTCATCGGCCTGTGCCTGCTGCAGCTGCTGACCGGTTGCGGGAATACGCGGACAGTGTACGTGCCGGTTCCGGTGGTGCCACTTCCGGCAAACCTGACAACTGAGACTGCCCAGCCAGCTATTCCAGATCCGCTGACCTACGGGGCCAGCCTGGATTTGAACGTGAGCCTGCTATCGGCGTTGGGCCAGTGCAATATCGACAAGGGCAGCATTCGGAATATTGAAGAGCATCGAGCCTCGCAATAGCTGACCATTAAGCGATCGTATATTGACTATTGAGCAAATGAGCAATATAAATAGGCAATGCTGTCACATTAGCATACGCTCTTAAAATCTCGCTCTGAAAAAGAGCAGCACCAAGCCTCGCTATCGTGCGGGGCTTTTTTGTATCCGAATTTCACCGCGCACCGCAGCGCATCCAATCACGTCGAACCCAACCCTTTGGAATGAGCCTTTGAGGAGTCAGTTAGTGCTGGCGAGCCTCGACGGGCTGATCTCCTATGCGGCAAAGGTTCATCTCAAAGTAAGGTACACGCTATGAACTACCCAACAGTCGTTAACGGCATCGATTTCCGTGATCTGATTTTTGTAGCAAACAACGATCCGGTTACCGATTCTTTTAAGGTAGCAAAAGCATTCGGCAAGTTAACCAAAAACGTAGTCCGCGATATTGAAAGGACTATTGATGCTTGCCCTCCAGAGTTTAATACAAAGCTCAACTTTGAGCTTTGCTATAAAAACAATGAGTTACAGAATGGTAAGCCGCAGAAGTTCTACCGTCTCCGCAAGGATGGGTTAATGCTTCTTGTGATGTCTTATACCAAGAAGGAAGCCATGCGTATCAAAATCGCATACATCAACGCTTTCAACTGGATGTACGCAATGCTTCAGATTGGCCAGCGTCAGTTCGAGGAAGAGCGAAATATAGTCATTCGTACCCTGAGAATTACACTTTGAAGTGATTCAGGGTATGCGCTTACTGGTTACGAATATTGAGCGAGAATCATGTGATGATCGCCGCTTTTCTTTCGAGCCAGTAGGTGCTCCACGTTCGCTAACGAATACTCAGGGCATGCAGATAAACTGCTGGCTATATTTCTTTCGAAGAGCGTGGAATGCATACCAATCCCCGATAAAAAGGAGTTGGTGATGACTGTGACTAATCAATTTGCTGCGCACGTTGGTCTGGACTGGGCTGATAAAAAACACGATGTCTGTGTTCAGTTTAAAAACGGTGAACGCGTATTCGATGTGATTGAACATACAGCAGAAGCGCTTGATGCCTGGCTTACTGAGTTACACCAGAAAGTAAAAGGTAGAATCGCAATAGCTCTCGAACTGAAGAAGGGCCCCGTGGTATATGCTCTTCAAAAATACCCCTTTATCACCGTTTTCCCCGTCCACGCATTGTCCCTGGCTCGTTATCGGCAAGCCTTCTCGCCCAGCGGCGCTAAAGATGATCCGCAGGATGCCGAGCTGGCATTAGAGTTAATGCTGCGTTACCCCCAGAAGATAAAAGCTATTGAACCCGACAATGCGGATATTCGCTTACTTCAGCAACTGGTTGAGCAACGTCGTCAGTTGGTTGAAGATAAACGACGCTTTGTGAACCGGATAATCAACACGCTTAAACAGTATTATCCTCAGCCACTGGAGTGGTTCTCACATCGGGGTAGCTTACTGTTGTGTGAGCTGATTATCCGGTGGCCCAGTCTGCAACAACTGAAACGAGCCAGACGCGACACGATCCGCAACTTTCTGAATGCCAAAGGTGGTCGCGCTATGGCCCTTACCGAGCAACGTGTTGCGAGTATTGATAATGCGATCCCATTGACTACAGACCCGAGTGTTATAGAGGCTAATGCTTTGATGGCAGCAGCACTGGCGACACAAATTAAAGTCGTGAGTGAAATCATCAAAACCTATGACGAACGAATCGAAACGCTGTTTGACACATTGCCAGATGCGGGGCTGTTCAAATCACTTCCGGGCATGGGACCGTGCATGGGCCCACGGATGCTTGCTGCACTTGGTGATAACCGTGACCGGTTTAACAGCGCTGAAGAAATTCAAAACTACGCAGGTATAGCACCGGTGACCGAACGAAGCGGCCAAAAATCCTGGGTTCACTGGCGATGGCAATGTGCCAAGTTCGTCAGGCAGACCTTTGTTGAATGGGCTGCCAAGACGGTTAATTCATCATACTGGGCCAAACTGTATTATCAGGGCCTCAGAGAAAAGGGCAAATCTCATCAGTCTGCGATCCGGGCACTGGCGTTCAAATGGATAAGGATCATTTACCGCTGCTGGAAGGCCAGAACCTGTTATGACGAAGCGAAATATTTGCTGGCTCTCGAAGCGAGACACTCGCCCTTACTGAAGCCATAAAAAGCTTGTCGAATGTCTCAGGGCGTGACGCGGTCATGCTGGAGTTCATGAAAGAGAAAGACGTGGCGAGTATGTCCGGTCGTCTGCTCAGTCGCTGGGGAAGGGTGAAAAAGCCTATTTTGCTTGCGAAGATCGAACGACTTGAAAAGCAGGGGCAGATACCACTGCCGGGATTTGCCAAAGCAATTACTGAATAGGGGCCGCCACTGAGCGGCCTTTTTTATTCGCTTGGCAGGAGTGTGGAATGAATACTTTTTCCTGCGTGGCGAGCGGCCCTTCGCTTACTACAGTAGATTGCCAACTTCTTCAAGAAGCAGGGATAGCCACTATCGCTGTGAATAATTCTTGGGAAATAGTTCCATTCTGTTCATCTATCTATGCAGCAGACTGCTGCTGGTGGGAAGAATACGGCGCAGGTATAACATCAAAGGCAGCCAACTGGTGTGGTGATGAGTTCACGGCAAGGCGTTTTGGCATTAACTGGCTACCGTCTGCAATCCCCGGATCGTTTAATTCTGGTCAGCGTGCCATCGAACTGGCAATCCACCTAGGTGCCAGCCGAGTTTTGTTGCTGGGCTATGATTGCTCAATACAGCACGGCACCCACTGGCACGGTAACCACCAGTTGCTGGCTAACCCGGACAAATTCAGTGTAGCGCGCTGGGAGGATGAATTTTCACGCCTCAGTGCCATCGCTGGTGGTGTTGAGATAATTAACTGCTCCCGCTTCACGCGGCTTACCTGCTTTCCCCGGCAGTCCCTCGAGACTGCACTTTCTCTGTAGGAAATTTATGAAAAGACGAAAGGTCTGCATCCGCGGGATGTACGGGCTCGGTGATTCTATTTATCAGCGCGCATTTGTGCGTCAGTTTCCAGGCGCGTTCCTGCGTACACCCTGGCCGGAGCTTTATTCCGATCTGGACGTGCAGTTCGTTCGCTCTGATACCAGCCTGCGCACCCAGCGGAAAAATGAAGAGAAAACGAGCGTAGTCTACGTGCGTGAGCCGGTGCGACTGTCCGAAGTGCTGACCATTTTCTATGGTCCGGATGAGCTGAAAAAGGGCTCTATTGTTGACGCTATGACCTGGCAATTCGGCAGGGCGGCCAGTGTCTTTGATTTGCCGTCATATGGTGAATCCCCTGTGTCTGCTGATAAGCCGATAGCGGTTATTCGTCCGGCGACGGTCCGAACTGAGTGGGCTAACCCGGCACGCAATCCGGATCCACAGTATCTGGCTGATGCTGCTCGCGAGCTTCGCAAACATTTTTACGTGGTCAGCCTGGCCGATCTGGAAGATGGAGAAGAATGGCTGGTGGGAGAGACTCCGGAATGTGACCTGCAGTTGCACCGCGGCGAACTGTCACTGACAGAAATGCTGGCGCTGGTGGAGCATGCTGCCGTGGTCGTTTCCGGCGTGGGCTGGGCGCTGCCGGCGGCAATCTGCTACCACACACCTGTTTTCATCGTTCAGGGTGGTTGCGGTGCCCACAACGCGCCACACATCGTGACGGATCCTGATATGGACCTTTCGCGTGTTGGATGGGCTCAACCTGATGATTACTGCATGTGCGCCAGCATGGATCACGACTGCAGTAAATACATCACCGATTTCACCACGATATTTAAAGGCTGGTTACATGACAACGTTCTCAAATGAACTGCAAAACGGCCTTGTGTGGCTCCCTGAGCTGGGAATGGGGCGATATCCCGTCCCGGACGTCCGACCGTATAACGCGGAATACTTCACTCGTTACCAGTCGATGGCTGATACATCGATGGGGCAGCAGTTGACGGCTGCACGTATTCAGCTTGTCGGGCGCCACTATCAGGGACCGGTGGTGGATGTGGGTATCGGTTCAGGTCAGTTCGTCAGCTATTACCCTGGGGCGCTGGGCTTTGATGTTAATCCTGCGGGTGTGTCCTGGCTGCAAGAGCGGAACGCTTACGCAGACCTGTATGCCCACCGCTGGCGAGCCCTCACGATGTGGGACGTGCTGGAGCACATCGACGAACCAGAACGCGCAGTGCAGCAGGCGAAAGAATATGTGTTTGTTTCACTCCCTATCTTTGAGGGTGCGGAACACATCCTGACCTCGCGTCATTACCGAAAAGATGAGCACATCTGGTACTGGACGCATGAAGGGCTGCTGAAGTGGTTTGAAGCGCAGGGCTTCACCTGCACTGAACACAACACCATAGAGAGCATGCTGGGCCGTGATGGCATCAGCAGCTACGCATTCAGAAGGGGGTGACCATGCCACCAAGAACGCCAAAAGCCTGCAGAAAACGAGGCTGTAGGAATACGACAACGGACAGCAGCGGTTACTGCGACGAGCATAAAGGGGAGGGCTGGAAGCAGTATAAGCCCGGTCAGACCCGCCACCAGCGTGGCTATGGTACCGCGTGGGACAGGCGACGTATGCGGATACTGGCGCGGGATAGTGGACTGTGCTGCGAGCACCGAAAGCAGGGGATGGCTGTCGTGGCGCGACATGTTGACCACATCATTTCTAAATCCCAGGGTGGAACGGATGATGATGACAACCTGCAGAGCCTGTGTGTCGTCTGCCACCGGGCGAAGACTGCCCGCGAAGGCCACGGCAGGGGGGCGGGGTAAAATCTCTCCAGCCCTTGCCCTTCCGGACTGCCCGCCTCATCAAATTTTTACGCGCCAAAAATAAGAAACTTTTTTCCAGAAGGTTCAGCCTATTGAATTGGAGGTTTTGATGGGTATTGCTGTGCGATCTTCCGGTGGTGGCCGTAAGCGCAATTTGCCTCAGGGTCAGAAAAGCAAGCTGACAAGGATCGCGCCGCCGGATGAGTTAATGAGCGATATAGCGATCCGCATCTGGAAAACGCAGAGCAAAATTTTAATCGAGCGCGGCGTTTTTGACCTCGAAGACGCGCCGCTACTCCTGGCGTACTGCAATGCATTTCACCTGATGATTGAGGCCGAAAAAGTCATCGCGAAAGACGGCCTGACCGTATCAAGTGAAATGGGGGGTGAGAAAAAACACCCGGCAGTCAATGTCCGTAATGACTCCGTTTCGCAGCTCGCCCGTCTGGGTTCACTTCTCGGGTTAGACCCGCTCAGTCGCATAAGAATGACCAGCGGTAAAAATGATACGGACGATGAAGGGAATGAATTTGATGAGTTTGACTGATGGCTACATATCCGAACGTCAATGCGGCGAACCAGTATGCGCGGGATGTCGTGAACGGGAAGATCTTGGCATGTCGGTTAACCATTCTTTCCTGTCAGCGTCACCTGGATGATCTTGAACGCGCGAAGGACCCAAACTGGCCCTATCGTTTCGATAAGAATAAGGCTGAACGTTTTTTAAGATTTTCTCAGAAGATGCCCCACACCTCCGGGGAGTGGGCGCGGCGTAAGCTCAGGATAGAGTTTGAGCCCTGGCAAAAATTCTCCCTGGGCGTTCCTTTTGGCTGGGTACGCAAAGACACCGGGTTTCGCCGATTTACTGAGATCTATATCGAGGTGCCGCGTAAAAACGGTAAATCCGCGATAGCGGCGGCGATCGGCAATTACATGTTTTGCGCCGATGGCGAGTATGCCGCTGAAGTCTACTGTGGCGCCACGACTGAGAAGCAGGCGTGGAAAGTGTTTGCGCCGGCGCTGGCCATGGTGAAAAAGCTCCCCTCGCTGCGCCAGAAATTCAGTATTAAGCCCTGGGCTAAACGGATGACCCGCCCGGATGGTTCCGTTTTTGCGCCAATCATCGGTGACCCGGGGGACGGTGACTCACCATCCTGCGCCATTATCGATGAGTATCACGAGCATGATACCGATGCGCTCTATACTACTATGACAACGGGTATGGGGGCGCGTGAGCAGCCTGTAACGCTCATCATTACCACCGCAGGATATGACATTTCCTCACCCTGCTATGAAAAGCGCACTCAGGTGGTTGAAATACTGGAGCGCATCAGGGAAGGAGGCGAAAACGAGGCCATATTTGGCATCATCTATACCCTTGATGACGACGACGACTGGACGAAGCCGGAAGCGCTGATAAAGGCAAACCCAAACTACGGTGTGTCGATAAAGGAAGGCTTCCTCAGAGCTAAACAGCTGCTGGCCATGTCCACCCCCAGCCAGACCAACAAGATCCTCACTAAACACTTTAACAAGTGGGTGAGTTCGAAAGCCGCCTTCTACAACCTGCAGAAGTGGATGGCAGCAGCGGATAAAACGCTGAAGCTGTCAGATTTTGCCGGGGAGGAGTGCTACCTGGGGATAGATCTGGCATCCAAGCTGGACCTTAACGCCGTTTCGCCGATCTTCAGGCGCGAGATTAACGGACTTAGCCATTTTTACTGTGTCGGCCCGATGTTCTGGGTGCCAGAGGATACGGTGTATTCCACCGACCCGGCGCTGAAAACAACGGCAGAGCGTTATCAGTCATTCGTCAATCAAGGGGTACTGGTGCCCACAGACGGCGCAGAGGTGGATTACCGCATCATTTTTGAGTCCATCCTCCAACTTCGTGAATCGGTGAAGATAGCGACATGCCCGATTGACCCCTACGGGGCGACCAGCATTTCCCACATGCTGCTGGATGAAGGCCTGGAGCCTATAACCATCACCCAGAACTACACCAATATGAGCGATCCGATGCGTGAAATTGAAGCGGCAATCGCTGCCGGGCGTTTTCATCATGACGGTAATCCGCTGATGAACTGGTGTGTTTCTAACGTGGTCGGGAAGTATCTTCCGGGCAGTGATGATGTCGTTCGTCCGGTGAAAGAGGGTGGCGGTAACAAGATAGATGGTGCGGTGAGCATGATGATGGGTGTTGGCCGCGCAATGTTGAACGAGCCAAAAGATTTTCTCTCCAATCTCGATCCAGACGAGGACGTTTTATTCCTGTGAAATCACTAATTATCGATATCGCCGGGCTGTCTGGCTTTGGCGCGCTGGTGGGCGGTATTTACCTAAAATACGGCGCCGCGACTGCACTTATGGCTGGTGGTGCCGGGCTTCTGTTATGGGCGCTGCTGGCGGCAAGGGGATCAAAATGCTGATTAATGCCATGTTCAGAAGCAACTCGCTTGAAAATCCGGCTGTTCCGTTGACTGCTGAAGCGGCTGAAAACGACGGAATTTTTAACGGTGACGTGATCGTTAACCCCAAAACGGCGATGAAGCTGGCGGCGGTGTATGCCTGTATTTACGTCATTTCCTCTAACGTTGCCCAGATGCCGCTACACGTTATGCGGCGAACCGGGAAGTTTGTGGAGCCGGCGCGGGATCACCCCGTTTTTTATCTGGTTCATGATGAGCCGAACGACTGGCAAACCAGCTATAAATGGCGCGAGCTGAAGCAGCGCCATATTCTCGGCTGGGGGAATGGCTATACCCACGTAAAGCGCAATCGCCGGGGTGAAGTTATCCAACTTGAAGCCTGTATGCCATGGGAAACGACCCTGCTGAATACCGGCGGGCGCTACACCTATGGCATGTACAACGAAGAGGGTTCTTTTGCTATCAGCCCTGACGACATGATCCACATTCGGGCGCTGGGGAATAATCAGAAGATGGGGCTGAGTCCGATACTCCAGCACGCTGAAACGATCGGTATGGGGATGAGCGGGCAGAAATATACCGAGAGCTTTTTTAGCGGGAATGCCCGTCCGGCGGGAATTGTGTCGGTAAAAGGGGAGCTTAACGACAACTCCTGGGATCGTCTTAAAAAGATGTGGCAGAAAGCCTCTGCCATGCTGCGTAGCCAGGAAAACAGAACCATGCTGCTGCCGGCGGAGCTTGATTATAAAGCACTGACTGTCTCCCCCGTTGATGCACAGCTCATCGACATGATGAAACTTAACCGCTCAATGATTGCCGGAATTTTCAACGTACCGGCACACATGATTAACGACCTGGAAAAAGCGACATTCTCCAATATCTCCGAACAGGCCATTCAGTTTGTGCGCTACACGATGATGCCCTGGGTGACAAACTGGGAGCAGGAGATAAACCGTCGCCTGTTCACCCGCGCCGAGCGGGAGGCCGGGTATTACGTCCGCTTTAACCTTACAGGGCTGCTGCGCGGCACGCCGAAAGAGCGTGCTCAGTTCTACCACTTTGCCATCACTGATGGCTGGATGAGCCGCAACGAGGCCCGCGCCTTTGAGGATATGAACCCTAAAGACGGGCTTGATGAAATGCTGGTGAGCGTCAACGCAGCCGATCCGGCAAAAGATTTTAAAGACGACGATAAAACGGAGGGCAATTCCGATGAGTGACGATCGGGAAACACGCTGCTACAGCGGCGAGGTCAGGGCCGAGCAGCACGATCAGCAGCCGACGCGCATTATCGGTTATGGCTCGGTGTTCAATTCGCGCTCTGAACCGCTATGGGGGTTCCGCGAGATTATCAAGCCTGGGGCGTTTGATGACGTGCTGGGCGACGATGTGCGCGGCCTGTTCAACCATGATCCTAACTTTATTCTGGGGCGCAGCGCATCCGGTACGCTGAAGGTTTCGACCGATGAGCACGGTTTGCGTTACGACATAGAAGCGCCCGATACCCAGACCATCCGCGATCTGGTGTTGGCTCCGATGCTGCGCGGCGATATCAACCAGTCCAGTTTTGCCTTCCGGGTCGCCCGGGACGGCGAGCGCTGGTATGAGGATGAAGAGGGCGTAGTCATCCGTGAGATTTCGCGCTTCTCACGTCTCTTCGATGTCAGTCCCGTAACGTATCCGGCGTACCCGGAAGCTGATTCCGGGGTTCGCTCCCTGAAAGCCTGGCAGGAAGCACGCGACAGCGGCGCGCTGAAGCTTGCCATTAACCAACGAATGGCGCGCGAACGCGTCCTGACACTTCTTAATGCATAAGGAAACATCCATGAAGCTTCATGAAATGAAACAAAAGCGCAATACCATCGCGACCGAAATGCGCGCGCTGAACGAAAAGATTGGTGATAACCCCTGGACTGATGAGCATCGCACCGAGTGGAATAAGGCTAAATCCGAGCTGGAAGGGCTTGATGAGCGTATTGCCCGCGAAGAAGAGTTGCGCGATATGGATCAGAAATACATCGATGATAAAAGCGATGAACAGCGCGACAATTTGGATAAAGATAACGGTAAAAAGCCCGATGAACAGCGTGGCCAGATTTTTGATAAATGGATGCGCCACGGCGCCAGCGAGCTGACCGCTGAAGAGCGTAAGGCTCTGCGTGAGCTGCGCGCTCAGGGTGTCGCGCCGGATGAAAAGGGCGGCTACACCGTTCCGGACACTTTCCTTGCGAAAGTCGTTGAACAGATGAAGGCTTACGGTGGTATTGCCAGCGTGGCGCAGATCCTGACGACCTCTGATGGTCGTACTATGGAGTGGGCTACCGCCGATGGTACCGCCGAAGTCGGCGTGCTGCTGGGTGAGAACGAAGAGGCCGGTGAAGAAGATACCGAATTTGGCATGGACAGCCTCGGTGCGCTGAAAATGACTTCTAAAATCATCCGTGTATCTAACGAACTGCTGCAGGACAGCGCGATCGACATGGAAGCCTATCTTGCCCGCCGCATCGCGGAGCGTATTGGTCGCGGTGAAGCCCGCTATCTAATCCAGGGAACTGGTGCTGGTACGCCGAAGCAGCCGAAAGGGCTGGCGACATCTGTGACCGGGACCACTCAGACAGCCGCTGCAACGGTGGTGAAATGGCAGGAAATTCTGGCGCTCAAACACAGTATCGATCCGGCTTACCGTCGGGGGCCGAAGTTCCGCCTTGCTTTCAATGACAGCACGCTGAAACTTATCAGCGAAATGGAAGATGGTCAGGGCCGACCGCTGTGGTTGCCGGATATCGTTGGCGTGGCACCAGCCTCGGTGCTGAATGTACCGTATGTTATCGATCAGGAGATCGATGATATTGGGGCGGGTAAAAAGTTCATGTTCTGCGGCGACTTCGACCGCTTCATTATCCGCCGCGTGCGTTACATGATCCTGAAGCGTCTGGTAGAGCGTTACGCTGAATTCGACCAGACCGGCTTCCTGGCATTCCATCGCTTCGATTGCATTCTGGAAGACACTTCCGCCATTAAAGCGCTGGTGGGTAAAGGCAGCGCCAGCAGTTGATAACTTCTGTAATTCCTGACGGAACACCACACGCCGCTTAACGCGGTTTTTTTGTGCCCGCTCCCGGCGGGCACCGGAGGTATTTATGCTGCTTTCCATGGAGGAAATCAAAGCCCAGCTGCGGCTGGATGATGATTTTACCGATGAAGACACGCTGCTGGCGTTGCTGGGTAAGGCGGCGCAGAGTCGGACGGAAAACTATCTCAACCGCAGGCTTTACGAGAAACCGCAGGATATACCGCCGGACGATCCCGACGGGCTGGTGATGTCCGATGAAGTGAAGCTGGCTATGTTGATGCTGGTTTCCCACTTCTACGAGAACCGTTCGGCGGTGACTGAGGTGGAAAAACTTGAACTGCCGATGAGCTTTAACTGGCTGGTTGGCCCTTACAGGTACATTCCGTTATGAAACTTCGCCAGGCGCAGACCAGCGCAACCTATCTTATGCCGGATCCTGGGGAGATGGATAAGCGTATCTCTATTCGTCTGCGGGTGGACGAACCGGGCGACGATTTTGGGGTTTTTCCCACTTATCGGGATGAAATCAGGACCTGGGCAAAAATGGCGCAGCCGGGCGCTGCGGCGTATCAGGGTTCTGTACAGACAGAAAACGCTGTTACGCACTATTTCACGATCCGCTGGCGCCGCAACATTACCGCCGATCATGAGGTTTTCTTTGACTGTCAGGTATACCGGATCCGCCGCGTGCGCGATCTGAACAGTAAACGGCGCTATCTGCTGCTTGAATGTGAGGAGCTTGGAGCGGACCGGGGTGCGGTGCATGCAGAACAAAGCATTTTTACACGTTGATTTCGAGCAGCCGGAAGAGCTGGTGTTTAACCGTGCGCGTATGCGCCGTGCGTTTGTCAGTATCGGGCAGGTGCATATGCGTGATGCCCGCCGGCTGGTCATGCGCCGGGGACGGTCAGCGTCAGGCGAAAACCCGTCATACCGTACCGGCAAGCTGGCGCGCTCTATCGGCTACTACGTCCCGCGAGCGTCCAAACGGCGCCCGGGGCTGATGGTAAAAATAGCCCCCAATCAGAAAAACGGTGAAGGTAATCGCCATATTTCCGGCGCGTTTTATCCGGCGTTTCTGTTTTACGGCGTCCGGCGCGGATCCAGACGCAAGAAAGGTCACCACCGCGGCGCATCCGGCGGCAGCGGCTGGAAAATTGCACCGCGTAATAACTACATGACTGAGGTGCTGGAGCGTCGGCGCAGCTGGACCCGCTATGTGTTGTCACGTGAACTGCGCAAGTCCCTGCGCCCCCAAAGAAGGAAAAAAACATGAAGCTGACCCCCGTCGTGGCCGCGCTGCGTGCCCTCTGCCCGCGTTTTGAAAATCGCGTGGGTGGTGCAGCACAGTTTAAAGCGATCCCGGATGCAGGAAAGTTGAAGCTGCCCGCCGCCTATGTCGTGCCGGCGGAAGATGTGACCGGGGAGCAGCGTTCCCAGACTGACTACTGGCAGAATTTGACGGAGGGGTTCTCCGTTATTGTCGTCCTCAGTAATGAGCGTGACGAAAAAGGCCAGTGGGCGTCTTATGACGCGGTACACGATGTGCGCCACGAAATCTGGAAAGCGCTGCTGGGCTGGGAGCCGGATCCGGCAGCCCATGAAATCACGTATGCGGGCGGCATGCTGCTGGAGCTGAACCGGTATGAACTTTATTACCAGTTTGACTTCACGGTTAAGTATGAGATCGACGAGTCAGACACCCGCCAGCAGAACGACCTTGACGCGCTTGCTGACCTGAAAACGCTCAGCATTGACGTTGACTACATCAGCCCTGGTGATGGGCCAGACGGTAATATCGAGCACCATACCGAGATTACCTTTCCGTAACCACTGACCTGGAAAAAACCATGTTTGTGATACCTCAAAAAGGGCGGTCAGTTCCTGATCCTGTCCGCGGCGACCTGCTGCCTGAAAAAGGGCGAAATGTCGAAAAAAACGCCTACTGGTGCCGTCGGGAAGCTGCCGGCGACATCAAAATAATCTCACGTGAAGGGGATAAAAATGACCGTAAGCTTTAACACTATTCCGGGAGATAACCGGGTTCCGCTGTTTTATGCCGAAATGGATAACAGCGCCGCGAATACCGCCCAGGACAGCGCACCATCCCTGTTGATTGGTATGACGCTTCCTGATTCTGATATGCCGCTAAACCAGCTCGTGATTATGCCGTCGAAAGACCTGGCAAAAAAAATGGCGGGACGCGGCAGCCAACTGGCACGCATGGTTGATGCTTACCGTCGGGTTGACCCGTTCGGCGAACTCTGGGTGATTGCGGTCAAAGATGGCGGCCAGCAGGCAACGGGGACGCTGACCGTTACCGGAAAAGCGACGGATTCCGGGGCGGTGAACCTGTATATCGGTACCGTGAGGGTGCAGGTTACAGTGGCCTCTGAGGATACCGCAGCAGACGTGGCGCAGGCGCTTCTGGCTGCGATTAATAATAACCATGATTTACCGGTCACCGCTGAGTATCAAATGACGTCAGCGGGTGCTGCGCAGGGTACGCTGGTTATCAAGGCGGTTAACAGCGGTGCCACGGGAAACAGTATTCCGCTGACGCTGAATTATTACGGCACGGTGAGTGGCGAAGAAGTGCCGCCGGGGCTGAATATTCAGGTCGGTAAAATGAGCGGTGGTACCGGTGATCCGGATCTGGCTCCGGTTATTGCTGCGATGGGCGATGAGCCGTTCGATTATATTGGCCTGCCGTTCAGCGATTCCGGCTCCCTGCAGCTGATGGCGACGGAAATGAATGACAGCTCAGGGCGCTGGAGCTATATCCGCCAGCTTTATGGTCACGTTTATACCGCGAAAATTGGCACGCTCTCCACGCTGGTGGCCTTTGGTGACTCGCTGAACAACCAGCATATCACCGTGGCAGGATATGAAACGGATATTCAGACCCCGCTGGATGAGCTGGTGGGCTACCGCCTTGCCCGCGATGCGGTATTCATTCGTATTGATCCAGCCAGACCCACTCAGACCGGCGAACTCACCGGCGCGCTGCCAGCGCCAACCGGTAAACGTTTTACCGTCACCGAGCAGCAGTCGTTGCTGACTCACGGTATTGCCACGGCGTACACGGAATCTGGCGTGCTGCGTATTCAGCGCGATATAACCACCTATAAAACCAATGCCTATGGCGTCGCGGATAACAGCTATCTCGACAGTGAGACGCTACACACCAGCGCCTATGTGCTGCGCCGCCTGAAATCAGTGATCACCAGCAAATATGGACGTCATAAGCTGGCGAACGACGGCACGCGGTTTGGTCCCGGCCAGGCGATTGTCACGCCTGCGGTTATCCGCGGTGAGCTGGGCTCAACGTACCGTCAGCTGGAGCGCGAGGGGATCGTGGAAAACTTCGACCTGTTCCAGAAACACCTGATCGTTGAGCGCAACCAGAACGATCCGAACCGTCTGGATGTGCTGTTCCCGCCGGATTATGTCAACCAGCTGCGCGTGTTTGCTGTGCTCAACCAGTTCCGCCTGCAGTACAACGAGGAGACCGCTTAAATGGCGAAAATTGCCGGGACCACCTATTTCAAAATCGACGGCCAGCAGTTGTCGATCACCGGCGGCATTGAAGTGCCGATGAATACCAAAGTTCGTGACGATGTGATCGGCCTGGACGGTTCGGTTGATTATAAAGAAACGAGCCGCGCCCCCTATACGAAGGTAACGGCCAAAGTGCCCAAAAACTTTCCTGTCGACAAAATCACGTCTTCTGACGCGATGACCATTACATCAGAGCTGGCAAACGGCCAGGTGTACGTGCTGTCGAGTGCCTGGCTGCACGGCGAAGCTAACCATAACCCGGAAGAGGGTACGGTGGATCTGGAGTTCCACGGTGAAGAAGGATTCTACCAATGACAAAAGAGCTGGCCCTGAAAAAGCCGATTATGGCGCATAACGAAAAGCTGCACGTGCTGGAGTTGCGGGAACCGACCTACGATGAAATCGAAGCGATTGGCTTTCCGTTCACTGTATCCGGTGATGGCGGCGTCAAGCTGGACAGCACCGTTGCGCTCAAATATATCCCGGTTCTTGCCGGGATCCCGCGCTCCTCTGCGGCGCAGCTGGCGAAACTGGATATTTTTAAAGCCAGCATGCTGGTCCTCAATTTTTTTACCCAATCGGAGACGGCTCCAGCCTCAGAAAGCGAGTCTACAACACAGCCTATTTCTGGCGACTGAATCCCTTTGATCTGCGGCGGGCGGCCATATCCGATTTTCTGGAACTGGAGTCGGAGGCTGTCCGCATCAACGAGGAGTTAAAGCATGGCTGACAGTTTTCAGTTAAAGGCCATTATTACCGCCGTTGACCAGTTATCCGGCCCGCTGAAAGGAATGCAGCGGGAGCTGAAGGGCTTTCAGAAGGAAATGGCCGGTCTGGCGCTGGGGGCTACAGCGGCCGGAACTGCGATCCTCGGTGCGCTTGCCCTGCCGATTAACTCCGCGATGGGTTTCGAATCGAAAATGGCCGACATCCGCAAGGTGGTTGATGGCCTGGACGATAAAAAAGCTTTTGCGCAGATGAGCGACGACATTCTGACGCTTTCCACGCAGTTACCTATGGCGGCGGAAGGGATTGCAGAAATTGTTGCCGCCGGTGGTCAGGCGGGTATCGCCAGAAGCGATCTGATGCAGTTCGCCAATGATGCGGTAAAAATGGGCGTGGCGTTTGACACCACCGCCGAAGAATCAGGCCAGATGATGGCGCAGTGGCGAACGTCGTTCAAACTGACGCAGGATGATGTGGTTGTTCTCGCCGATAAGATCAACTATCTGGGGAATACCGGTCCGGCAAATGCAGCAAAAATATCGGAGATCGTGACCCGTATCGGACCGCTGGGTAGCGTTGCCGGGGTGGCCTCCGGTGAGATTGCTGCAATGGGCGCCACGATCGCGGGGATGGGGGTTGAATCAGAGATTGCCTCTACCGGCATCAAAAACTTCATGTTGTCTTTGACCGCAGGTAACTCTGCAACCAAAGCGCAGAAACAGGCCCTGGCTTTCCTGAAGCTGAATCCGAAACAGCTTGCAGAAGATATGCAGAAAGATTCGCGAGGTGCAATGCTGAGGGTGCTGGACTCCCTCGCCAAAGTGCCAAAAGCGAAACAGGCCGCCGTCATGAACGCCCTGTTTGGCAAGGAGTCTCTGAGCGCGATTGCCCCCCTGCTGACCAACCTGGATTTGTTACGCACCAACTTTAACCGTGTAGCAGATGCCCAGGAATACGGCGGCTCGATGCAGAAGGAATATGCATCCCGCGCGGCCACAACCGAAAACCAACTGGTGCTGCTGAAGAACAGCGTGAATGCCATTTCGGTAACGCTGGGTGACACCTTCCTGCCAGCTGTTAACGAAGCGGCAAAAGCGGTGATGCCTTACCTAGAACAAGTCCGGACATTCGTTCGTGCAAATCCTGAGCTGGTGCAGGCGGCTGCCAAATTCGGCGCGGCGCTGCTGGGTGTTGGCGTCTCCATCGGCGTGTTATCGCGTGCAATCAAAATCCTGAACACGGTGATCAATCTCTCGCCAGCCAAACTGGCGATAACTGCGCTGGCGGCGGGCGCGATGCTGATTATTCAGAACTGGGATGATGTTGCCCCGGTGATAAAGGCGGCATGGGTTGAAGTGGATAAAGTTGCCCAGGCATTTGGCGGCTGGGAAACTGTTCTGGGCGGTGTTGGCCTGTATATGACAGGCGTATTCACGGTTAAAACTCTGGGTACGCTGCGCACCGCCCTGACCTTAGCAACACAGCTTTCCGGTGTGCTGGGGAAAATTGCCACGCTGGGGGCGACCACCGTTCAGATTGCTGTTGCGATCTACATGTTTGAGCAGCTTAAAGAGATAGCTGATGCAGCGAAGGAAGCCGACCATACCGATTCATTCTGGCAGTCACTGAAAAATCGCTGGAACGCCGGTGGCTGGTATAACAATAAGCAGCAGGTTCAGCAGCGTGACATGCTTACGGGGCAGACGACAAGGGATAATTTTTCGCTATCTCCACCGTTACTGAACCAGGGGCCGGTGCTTGATCGTGCTGCTGCGCCAGCTGCACAACGCAGTGAGTTAAAAGTGACTTTTGATAATGCTCCTCCAGGCATGAGAGTGCTGGATATCCCGAAATCAGGAAATCCGCTGATGGATGTAACTCACGATGTCGGTTATTCACCATTCCGCACACCACGTTAAACCCGCCTAAGGCGGGTTTTCTTTTGGGGGCTATATGGCTTTTTTTTCTTCAAACGACTGGCGCGATCGTCTTCGTGATGCGTCTTTTCGTGGCGTACCTTTTTCAGTGGAAGATGATGAAGGTTCATTTGGGCGCCGTGTTCAGGTGCATGAATATCCCAATCGCGATAAACCGTTCACGGAGGATTTAGGCCGGGCAACGCGCCGGATGACTATTAACGCCTATCTGGTAGGCGACGACTATGCCGACAAGCGCGACCGTCTTATCAGTGCTATTGAAACCGCCGGGCCGGGTACGCTTGTCCATCCTCAGTATGGAGAAATGCAGGGCAGTATCGACGGTCAGGTAAGGGTCACGCACAGCAGTGCTGAAGGGCGCATGTGCCGCGTTTCCTTCCAGTTCGTGGAAAGCGGCGAACTCTCCTTTCCTGTGGCGGGAATGGCGACGGCTCAGCGCCTTACCCAATCTGGCGGCCTCTTCGATGATGCGATTGAAAGCATGTTTTCCGCGTTCTCACTCTCCGGCATCCCGGATTTTATCCAGAATGATGTGCTGGCTGATGCAGCAGCGATGCTTGGCGATGTTTCTGACGCGTTCAGGATGGTTGATTCCGGCGTCTCAGCGGCGATGCGACTGCTGCAGGGGGATTTGTCAGTCATTCTGATGCCGCCCAGCGCAGCCAGTGATTTCGTGCGTGCACTGCAAAAAGCATGGCGCGCCGGTGACAGGCTTACAGGCGATACTTCAGACCTTGTGACGATGATTAAGACGATGTCCGGCGTAACGTTTGATCCGGGGCTGTCGCCACGGGGAGCATGGCCGACAGATTCCGGTTCCGTCGGGATGCAAAAATCCCGCAGTAATATGGTCGCCGCAGCGATCCGCTCCACAGCGATTAGCACTGCATGCCAGACCGTTGCAACACTGGCACAGCCGAAAACCATCTCGGCGCCGCAGGGGCAAACCGGGAAGGTAACCGGCGGTGCATCGACTAACGATATCATCAATATTTCACATCCCGCACTGGACGGTTCGGCCAGTACGACGGTGGAAGACGATCCGCCCACGTGGGACGAATTAACTGAAATTCGCTCGGCCCTGAATAACGCTATCGATCAGGAGCAGCTGCGCATTACCGACGACGGGATTTTCCAGCAAATCACTGTACTCAGGACAGACCTGAACCGGGATATTTCGGCACGTCTTGCTCAGGTGGAAATCACCGCTGGGCGCACGCCCCCGGAAGTTCTCCCTGCGCTGGTGCTGGCGGCGGGGTGGTATGACGACGCGTCGCGGGAAGATGACATTCTCACCCGCAATGTGGTCCCCCACCCGGGGTTTGTGCCAGTTAAACCTCTGAGGGTCCCGGTCCGATGAACAATACTGTTTTTTTACGTGTGAATGGTCGCGAGTGGGGTGGCTGGACATCTTCCCGCATCAGCGCGGGCATTGACCGGATTGCCCGCGATTTTAACGTGTCGATCACCCGGCAGTGGCCGGGTAGTGATGGTGTGCCGCAGATTAAAAATGGCGATCGGGTTGAGGTGACGATAGGCGATGACCTAGTGATTACGGGCTGGGTTGAGGCGTTACCGCTGCGCTACGATGCAACGGCAATCACAATGGGGATCGTTGGCCGCAGCAAAACAGCAGACCTTATTGACTGCTCGGCGGCGCCAGCACAGCACAATGGCAAAACTCTTTTCCGTATTGCCAGCGCGCTGGCTAAGCCGTTCGGCGTGGACGTTGTGGACGCAGGTACACCTGCGACGGCAGTCATTGACGCGCAGCCGGAACACGGTGAAACGGTGGTGGAGTGTCTTAACCGACTACTGGGGCAGGTTCAGGCGCTGGCCTACGATGATGCACAGGGCAGGCTGGTGCTCGGTAAACCAGGGGCTGAGAAAGCGGCCACGGCGCTGGTGCTGGGCGAAAATATTCTTTCGTGCGATACAGAGCGCAGTGTCCGTGATCGGTTTTCCAGCTACCTGGTCACCGGCCAGCGCCCCGGCACTGATGACGATTTCGGTGAAGCGACGATTGCCGCCATCCGGCAGAGTACAACAGATACCGGAGTGACCCGCTACCGTCCGCACACCGTCCAGCAGTCCGGTACCGCTACGACGGACAGTTGCAAAGCCCGCTGTGAGTTTGAGGCGAGACAACGTGCCGCAAAAACGCGTGATACCACGTACACGGTTCAGGGATGGCGGCAGGGCAACGGCGAACTCTGGCGGCCAAATCTTTCTGTTATTGTCTACGACCCGTTGAATGGCTTCGATAACGAGACGCTTGTTATCGCTGAAGTGACATACATCAAAGACAACAACGGCACCACGTGCGAAATCCGTGTTGGGCCTGCTGACGCTTACCTGCCGGAACCGGCTGCGCCGAAGAAAAAGAAAAAAACATCGGGAGGCTCAGAATTCTGATGGCCGGATCTTCTCTTCAGAACATTGTCACGCGCGCGGTTATCACTGCGCTCGATACCGCAAAAAAATGCCAGGCCGCTGGTCTGAGGTTGATCGCCGGCGAACAAAAAGAAAACGTGGAGCATCTGGAGCCGTATGGCTTTACGTCCGCTGCGCAGGATGGTGCAGAGGCAGTGATGCTGTTTCCTGGTGGCGACCGTTCCCACGGTATTGCCGTGGTGGTCGCTGACCGGCGGTACCGCCTTAAAGGCCTGGCACGTGGAGAAGTCGCCATTTACGACGACCAGGGGCAGTCGATAACGCTGACCCGCACCGGGATCGTTGTCAACGGTGGCGGTAAGCCCATAATTTTCACCAATGCCCCCAAAGCCCGCTTCGAAATGGATATTGAGTCCACCGGCGAAATCAAAGATCTCTGCGACGGCGCAGGCAAAACGATGTCTGCCATGCGCACGACATACAACGGGCATACCCACCAGGAAAATGGCGACGGCGGCGGTACGACGGATAAGCCAAACCAACCGATGAGCTAAATCATGATCCTATACGTAAACGGGCTCCTGAAGGAGTCCACGGATCCACTCGACCTTTTAACACGTGCTGTTCTGATTTCTCTTTTTTCATGGCGGCGCGCCGAGAGCGACGACCGTACACCAGACTCCTACGGCTGGTGGGGCGACACCTGGCCGACAGTGCAGAACGACCGTATCGGCTCCCGCCTGTATCTGCTGAAACGCCGGAAACTCACCAATAAAACGCCTCAGGATGCCCGCGAGTATATGCAGCAGGCGCTGGCCTGGATGACCGAAGACGGCGTGGCCGCACGCGTTTACGTAACCGCAGAACGTACTGGGATCGATACGCTGGCGGCGGGGATAACGATCTACCAGCGTGACGGCACCATTCACAACATTACCTTTGATGACATCTGGAGTGAACTCGATGCCTGACAGTCAATTTTCACGGCCGGAACTCCCGCAGCTTATAGCAACCATCCGCAGTGATTTGCTGACGCGCTTCCAGGAGGATGTGCTCTTACGCCGGATGGATGCGGAAGTGTACGCGCGGGTTATGGCCGCATCCGTTCATACTCTTTACGGCTATATCGATTATCTGGCGCGCAATATGTTGCCCGATTTGTGCGATGAGGACTGGTTATACCGGCACGGCAGAATCAAGCGCTGCCCCAGAAAGGATGCCGTGGCCGCGGCAGGCTATGTGCGCTGGGATGGGATCAGCGGAACGCCGACGCTTCCTGCTGGCACGCAGATCCAGCGTGATGACCAGGTGACCTATACCACCACGCAAACTGTGAAAGCGGCAGGTGGCGTGTTGCGCGTGCCGCTGGTGGCGGATAACCCCGGGGCGGCAGGAAACACCGACGACGGCATTGCCTTACGCCTTGGCACGCCAGTAAGTGGCATCCCGTCAACGGGGTACGCCGACACGGTGGCAGGCGGCGATGACACAGAAGAGCTGGAGACCTGGCGCGCCCGCGTCATGGAGCGCTATTACTGGATCCCCCAGGGCGGTGCTGATCCGGATTATGTCATCTGGGCAAAAGAAATTGCGGGTATCACCCGGGCGTGGACTCTCCGGCACTATAAGGGGACCGGAACCGTAGGCGTCATGGTGGCAACCGGCGACCCGGCGCACCCGGCACCGGGTGATGACCTGGTTCAGGCTGTCCGTAGCCATATTCTGCCGCTGGCCCCCATTGCAGGCGCAGGCCTTTTCGTTTTCGCAGCCACGGAAAAAGTTATTCCGATGACGATCGCGCTGGCGAAAGATAACGCAGAAATCCGCGCCGCCGTAACCGCGGAGCTGAATTCACTGATGCTGCGTGATGGCGTTCCTGGCGGAAAAGTTTACCTGTCACGCATCAGTGAAGCGATAAGCCTGGCAACAGGGGAGGTTGCTCACCAGCTGCGTGCGCCGGTTGCAGACGTTGCGCTGGCATCTACCGAATTGCCCGTGGTTGGCACCATCACCTGGGCAACCTATACGGAGGCGAGCAGCTGATGGCAATGCAGGATGAATATGAGCAGCTGCTCTACAGGCTGCTTCCGCCAGGCCCGGCATGGGAAGGAGAAAACCCACTCCTGGAGGGGCTAGCCCCCTCGCTGAGCCGGGTTCACCAGCGTGCTGACGATCTGATGAAGGAGATAGATCCGGCGAAGACCACAGAGCTGATTGACCGCTATGAATTTGTTTATGGTTTACCAGATTCTTGTGCGCCTGCCGGCGTTCAGACACTCCAGCAGCGCCAGCAGCGGCTGGATGCAAAAGCCAACGTGATGGGGGGTATAAACGAACAGTTTTACCGGAATCAGCTGGATGCGCTGGGATATACCACTGCCACCATCGAACAATTTCAGAACCTCGACAGCACGCCAGATCCAGAGTGGGGAGAATTCTGGCGCTATTACTGGCGCGTCAATATCCCGGCTGACGCCAGCATTAACTGGCAAACCTGCATCAGCTCCTGCGACTCAGCCATCAGAACGTGGGGTGACACCGTGGCTGAGTGTGTGATTGAGAAGTTAGCCCCTTCACACACGGTTATTATTTTTGCCTATCCGGAAGGAGATAAAAATGCATCGAATTGATACCCCTACGGCCCAGGTTGATAAATTTGGGCAGGGTAAGAATGGTTTTACGAATGGTGATCCTGCTACCGGCCGACGGGCGACCGATCTCAATAGTGATATGTGGGATGCGGTACAGGAGGAAGTCTGCACTGTCATTGAACAATCCGGGTTAACGTTAAATAAAGCACAGCACGATCAGTTGTATAAAGCCATTATGAAGCTGATTTCAAATCAGATTCCGGCCGCGTTGTTGAAGAAAAACAATCTGTCTGATTTGATTGATAAGGCCATGGCCCGTGCAAATCTTGAACTTGGTTCTGCAGCAACACGTGATGTTGGGGTTAATCGAGGTAATGTCATGGATGTCGGTGCAGGGGGGCTTCTGGCCGGTACCTTTATCAGCGGTGACGCTGATAAAACCTCCATCGGTGCCCGTGCGGCTACGGGCTGTCAGTTCATGCGCGCACATCAGGCACCTGATGCACCAGACCAGGTAAGTTACTGGCAGATAATCAGCCTTAGCGAGGTTGTAAGTCCGACCTCTGTCGTTGATGTGCTGGCCATCAGTGGCAATCTCGTGTTGTTTGGTCATGGTACCGGCGCAGGCATCACCTCATGGCGTAATGTGGCTATGCTGGAGGGGGCCGCCTTTACGGGGGATATTTCTGCCCCAAATATGCGTAGCAGTACTTCCGTCACCGTTGGGGATGGAACGGGAGGATTGGCAAAAGGAGATTTTGATGGAGCAGGTTTCAACGGTAATAACCTGAACATTAAGTCATGGAATGGTATTGGCTTTCAGTGCTATTCAGATGACGTTATCCGGGCTTATATCAGTACTAAACTCGGTGTTATCGCCGCTGCTGAAAATTTGCAGGCCGGAAATGCGATATTCAACAAAAACGGCGATGTTTACGGTGATATCTGGAATACAGGATCTGGCCCCGGCTGGCTGAGTGCGTTTTTATCTACTAAGCCCGGTCGCCAGTACATCACTCAAGTCGGCGTTTATAACAACGACAAAACCAAGCCATTCATGCTTCATGACGATGACTCAGGGATATTCCTTGCCACAACGGACATGTTAAGTGGGTATGTTCAGTCCATCCGTTTCGGTGGAGTTGAGCAGGCCGCAGCTTGGCGGGCTCCTGGTTTCACCGATCAAATTGGGTACGTGATAACTGGAGTTACAAACGCAAATAGTGATGATTATGTTGACGGCGTCCAGAGACGCTTGCTGCAGATAAAAGTCAATGGTCAATGGTTCACTGTGGGAGCATAAGAATGCAGCATTGTAAGAATTTTACGGAAACTGTTGAACTTACGCCTGTTCAGCAGGAAATGAAGGATAGTTTTTGTTTTCGATTCATTCACGATGAGAATGGAGTTGACTGGTATATTTTACAAAAAAAGTTTATGCCAGATTCGCTTAAACTGATGTATGACCAGAATGGTCTTATTATTTACGCTGATAAAGATGTAACAAAACTATTTCCCTTGAATTGCTCTGTTGTGGAATTCGCTGATACTGATATTCCTGATGATTTCCAGCCTGGTAAATTTACCTACAGCAATGGCACTATCGCACCTGTTCAGATAGATTATGTTGCTTTAGCGACAGCAGAACGCGACAGGCGTATGGCTGTGGTGACAGCAAGAATCAATCAGCTTACTGAAGCACAAGATGATGGCGATATAACGAATTCTGAACTAGTAGAGCTTGCTGCATTGCGTGAATTTCGTACAAAACTGCGCCGTCTGGATTTAACTACTGCGCCAGATATTGACTGGCCCAGTTCCTAATAAATTATTCTAAATTTTTCTTGAATACTGCAGGCGCACCAGCATAAAGTGAATTAGGTTGGACATCACAATTAACAACGCTGTTTGCAGCCACTATGCTTCCGTCCCCAATAGTCACCCCTGGTAAAATAACAGCACCGGCACCGATCCAAACGTTATTACCTATACGTATGGGTTGCTTTAATAATCTGGAGCATCTTTCTGCAGGGGAGGTAGGGTGAGCGACAGTTGTTAGGGTAACGTGTGGTCCAATGAAGGTGCTTTCACCAATAATCACTTGTGCATGATCTAAAATTACGCATCCTGAGTTTATGTAAGAGTTGCTTCCTATCAGAATATTTCCCTTCTCAAAGAAAAATGGTGGTCTGATAGTGAAGCTTCCATTGGTTTTTATACCTGCTTTACCTAGTATTCTATTTTTCTTTTTTCTACTTGCTTGTGATGAATTAAAAAAAATAGACGCTGCTAAAGGGGAAATCCGTTTTTTTAGAAGTAAAATCCAGTAATTAAACATAGTTATAACTCAGCTCCGATTTCTCGCATTTTTACTAATATTTTATTCAAATCATTGTTATCTAGCGCTAACTGTGAAGCCATATAAAACAAAATATGCGGCGACATTGCTCGAGGGGATTCGCCGCTAGTGTATTTCCGCCATTGGCTGTTACTGGCCACACCTGCAAGATCTGCCATTTGAGTTCCGGTATAACCGAGCTGTTCTTTAAGGCGGATAAGATCATCAGGTGTAGGATGAGTGTAATCTTTAATTAATCGCATATGGTAGTGCTTTCTGTTCATCAATTTGAGAGGCGAGCTACAAATTTTCCGCTATTTTATGTAATTTAGCCCCATTGGTGCTCATCGTCAACCATAAATAATGCTAGGATGGCAGAATTTGTTGTCTTTCTTGTGATATGAATTGCCGCAGTCACGCCGTATGCAACGTAACTGCAGCGGACTGGCGAACGTTCGATAGTGCGAGTATTGAATGATAGCCAGTCACGGCGGATTGTACTTAAGCAATATGACGGTTCAAGGCGTTTAATCTGAAACCAGCCACATATCAGCCTCTTCGAACATTTCCTGAACAGTACGGCTTATTTGTTCTTTCTCATGCTTGCTGGCGTCGGTGTTGATCGCCGGCAGTGTCATCATCGGTTTAACCCGAACATCAGCATCGGGGAAGATCCGGTGAACCCTCCTGGTCAATTCGCCCAGAATGATATCTTTTGCACCGGGCAGCCCATCAAAATTCCTTTTGTCATAAACGAGTTCCACGAACATGCTTTAACTCCTCTTTACTGTGTTTAATGCCAGTATATACTGTATGTATAAACAGTATAAATGCGAGTGAGTTTATTATGAAGTTTTATTCACCAGCTGAGTTGCGCCAGATAGTTGCGCTTCCCTTATTTAGTGATCTTGTTCCATGCGGTTTTCCCTCTCCAGCGCATGATTACGTTGAACAACGCATTGATCTCAATGAACTATTAGTTCAGCACCCATGTGCAACATATTTCGTGAAGTCATCCGGTGATTCTATGACTGGAGCGGGGATCGGGAATGGCGATTTGCTGGTCGTCGACCGTTCCAGAAAGTCTGCACATGGAGATATTGTTATCGCTGCCATTGATGGCGAGTTCACGGTTAAACGTCTTCAGCTGCACCCAATACTTATGCTTGTTCCTGAAAACAGCTCCTATGCACCCATTATGATAAACAGCGAAGATACGCTGGATATCTTTGGAGTTGTGACGTTTATCGTGAAAGCGGCAAGCTGATATGTTTGCCCTGGTTGATGTGAACTCGTTTTATGCGAGTTGCGAGACTGCATTCCGGCCAGATCTGAAAGGCAGGCCGGTAGTTGTTCTGTCAAATAACGATGGCTGCGTGATCGCCCGCAACGCTGAAGCCAAAAGAGCTGGTGTGAAAATGGGGGATCCATATTTCAAGCAGAAGGACTTATTCCGTCGATATGGTGTGGTTTGTTTCAGCAGCAATTACGAGCTTTATGCAGATATGTCCAGCAGAGTAATGTCCACGCTGGAGGCAATGTCTCCCCGCTGCGAAATATATTCAATTGATGAAGCCTTCTGTGATTTGACAGGTGTAAGAAACTGCCGGGTTCTGCAGGAATTTGGGCAGGAATTAAAAGATGCCGTTTATCAAAATACGGGTCTGGCGGTTGGCGTTGGTATTGCCCAGACAAAGACGCTGGCGAAACTGGCGAATCATGCCGCCAAAAAATGGCCGAGACAAACGGGTGGGGTAGTGGACTTATCTAACCAGGAGCGCCAGCGCAAACTGATGGCTGCACTGCCGGTTGATGAAGTCTGGGGAGTCGGGCGCCGTATAAGCAAAAAGCTGGAGGCTATGGGGATTAAAACGGTTCTGGATCTTGCTGATACTGATATTCGTTTTATCCGGAAGCACTTCAATGTTGTCCTCGAGAGAACGGTGCGCGAACTGCGCGGCGAACCCTGTCTTGAACTGGAGGAATTTGCCCCCGTAAAGCAGGAAATTGTCTGTTCCAGATCATTCGGAGAACGTATTACGGATTATGACGCTATGCGACAGGCCATCTGCAGCTATGCGTCGCGCGCCGCAGAAAAGTTACGTGGAGAGCATCAGTATTGCCGCTTCATATCTACGTTTGTTAAAACGTCACCCTTTGCGCTGAACGAGCCGTACTACGGTAACAGCGCGTCGGTGAAGCTGCTCACCCCGACACAGGACAGCCGGGATATCATTGCAGCAGCGACGAGGAGTCTGGATGCAATATGGAAAGACGGACACCGATATCAGAAAGCCGGGGTAATGCTGGGGGACTTCTTCAGTCAGGGCATCGCCCAGTTGAATCTGTTCGATGATAATGCGCCGCGCCGGGGTAGTGAGAAATTGATGGAAGTTCTGGATTATCTGAATGCAAAGGAAGGAAAGGGGGCGCTTTATTTCGCCGGACAGGGGATCCAACAACAATGGGCGATGAAGAGAGAGATGCTGTCACCACGATACACGACCCGCTATGAGGACCTTCTTCAGGTTAAGTAACAGGCTTAATTAAATCTGCTCCCTGATTTTTCACATTCCCGACGGCACGTGTTACGGCATGCCATATAAATTTATCAGCCGACACTGAACCGTCGGCAGCAATTTCCGCAGCATCTTTCCCTCCAATGTCCTGCCTCATCCATTCGCGAGCGGCTTCTGGTGAAAGTACCAGAGGCCGCCTGTCGTGTATATCTACCAGCCCTTTGTCGGCCGCAGCTGTCACTATCAGGAAACCTTCTGCTTCATCTCCACGTTCGAATGGTGTGCTGCCGATCGCCGCCATAAAAATTGGCTGACCGTCTGCCCGGTGAATAAAGTAGGGTTGCTTCTTGTCCCCTTCCTTTTTCCACTCAAACCATCCATCAGCAAAGCAAATCGCGCGGCCATGCTGCCAGAGTGGTTTAAACATTCTGCTGGTGGCCGCAGTTTCAGACCGTGCGTTAATGAGCGGCGGTTTATCCCACCAACCGGGGGCGTATCCCCAGATCACTGGATCAAGATGCAGCTGCTCATCACGTTCGCTCAGAAGCAGAACTTTTGTTCCTGGCGCTACATTGAATCTTCCGATGGGTTCTGGATCGTATGGAATATCGCGTACTGATTCATCAGCGAGCAGGGCAAGATAATCTTCACGCGTCATTGACTGTGAAAAGCGTCCACACATAGAAACCTCCAGCCATATGTCAGACTGAAAGTATAGGGTAGTAAGAAAAAATGGTGCGCACCGTTAAAGATTTAAAAGGAGCTTGTAAGGTAAATCGGAATGATGGTTTTGTGAATTGATGAATTCCGAAAGTGAAAAGGTTACTTAATCTTTGTGTGGTAGCGATCCGGGGGACATTTGACGGGATTATTCCCCCGTAATTCCCCGTTGCTTCCCCGTTCAGAAAACAGGCATAAAAAAACCAGCCGTAACAGGCTGGTTCTTAGAGGATTTTTGGTCGGCACGAGAGGATTTGAACCTCCGACCCCCGACACCCCATGATAGCGCACGTCCATATTTAGTGCTGCCATTTGCCAGACGCGGACATAGAACATAGCGACAAGTCAGAAACTACTATCTCATTGAATAATTGATAACCATCTCAAAATTATGTGTTTAATAATTAGAAAATCAACTGCCTTTTTATGAAATATTTGGTATATAGTTGAGGCAATGTAGGTCTGAGGTTTAACGTTGACTATGGGAATCGTTATAATGAACGAAATTAACACTATTTTGAATGAGATTCCTGAATGGTTTTCATCATTCATTACTGCATTAATTGGGGCGGTTGTTGGTGGTTTTTTTACTCTTAGAGGGGTAGACCGTGAGGCTAGAATTACTCGGGCTGAGGCAGAAAGGGAATCCATTGAATTACAATTGTCTGTATTAAAAGGAATTAAGGGGGAAGTGTCCACCTTAATAGATTTATATAATAAAAGGATGAGGGAAAGCATTGATGGTATCAGTCCAGGAAAAATGCTACTTATTAATTTCCCTGTCGGTGATGATAATTTTACATTCTATGAGCAAAACGCAAAGGTTATTGCAAGGCTAAATGACACAGCAAGAGATTCAATAATTAATATTTATACATATGCTCGCTCGCTAATACAGTCATTTAAAGGAAATAATCAACTCGTTATGGAGTACGAGAAAATATTATTCGATATGGCAGATAATAATAAAAATAAAGATATGTATGAAAGATTGCATGAAGCAAAAATAGAGGTAATGGTGGATTATGCTCAAGGTATAAAAATGATTGATTCAGAACTTATGGATGTTATTGATAGAGGATTTAATGCTATTGACAAAGAAATTTCTGAATTACAAGTAAACTTAACAAGTTTAGATGTTCGATAG